GATGTGCAATCAGATGCGCAAAGGAGATACCAGGAATCAATCGAGCGAGCTGGAGGAATTTACTTAATTGTGCGGAATTTTGATGATTTTGTCACCTGGTGGGATAATTTCTCTTAATTATTTTTATATTTGTAAAAACTTTAATTTTTAACTATGAAAAAACAAGCAACTGAGGGCACAGAGCTCCAGATCCCTTCGGGGAATGTTTATGCCAAGCTATGGCATGCGAAGCAAGAGATCGGAAAGGTGTATAAAAATGCCACGAATCCTCACTTTAAGAGATCATATGCTGATCTAAATGCCATCCTTGAAACAGTGGAGCCAATTCTCCTGGCACATGGATTGCTTCTCATTCAGCCGATTGAAGATGGCAAGGTGATCACCATGATCCTGGATCCAGAGACAGAGACATCCATCTCCTCCAGCATCACTCTTCCAGAAGGTCAGAATCCACAGCAAATCGGATCGGCTGTGAGTTATTTTCGGAGATACAGCTTGAGCTCACTTTTGTGCTTGCAATCGACAGATGATGATGCGCAGCTGGCAAGCAAGCCGAAATCAAAACCAACAGCCACAGATGAGCTGGTGGATAAATTCCTGGCATCATTACAAGCTGGAAGCAACAAGTGGAGCGCTGAGAAATTCATCAGCACATATGCTCTCACTGAAGATCAGATCATCAAAATACAACAACTATGAAGCGCTGGACTGAATTCGCACTCATCGCCATCACCATCATCACTCTCACAGCGATCTGGGGATTAACATGGCATTACTTTGGCTGGTATGGTATCATCACACTTGCTGTGCTTGCCATCGGCCTATCAATTTATACAACAATTTAACACTTAATTATGAAATTCAGAGCATCAAGCCTGGGCAAGCTCATGGCGAATGACAGATCTGGCAAAAATATGGGCCAGACAGCGAAGAGCTACATTGAGCAAATCGCAAAGGAGACATTTTTCAAATATCGCACAGAGATCAACTCAAAGTATATCGATAAGGGACAGCAACAAGAGCATGATTCAATCGAGCTCCTCAATATTGTGCGCCAGGAATCATATGCCAAGCACATTGGAAGAGTGGAGAATGAATATCTCACTGGAGAATGTGATATCCTTGCTGAAGATCGGATCATCGATGTCAAGACATCATGGTCACTTGAGACATGGCCAGAGCTTCCAAAGAAAGCGGCAAATTCAGAGTATGAATGGCAAGTGCGAGCCTATATGATGCTATATGATCGCAACATGGCAGAGGTGATTCATTGCATGGTCACCACAGATCCAGATCTATTGAGCGCATATGACAATCATTCACTTCACCAGGTGGATCACATTCCAGCGGATAAGAGGATCACTGTGGTATCATATGAGAGAGATATCCTCCTGGAGGCAGAGATCATGGATCGCTTGAAAATGTGCTCTGAATACTATGATCAATATATGCAACTTTTAATCAACAAATAAACATGGAACAAAAAAACAACACTGGAGCTATCTTCAAAAACGACAACAAGACAGCCGAGAATCAACCAGACTACAGAGGCAAGATGATGGTGGATGGAAAAAATTGGGAGATCTCACTATGGGTGAGAGAATCTCAAGCAACTGGGAAGAAATATTTCAGCGCTGCCATCAAAGAGCCATATGTCAAACCAGAGGAGACAGCGCCAGCGCCAGTATCAACATCAAAAAAGATTCAAGATGCAACAGCACCAGATGATCTCCCTTTTTAAGGATGAGCAACTGACTGACTGGATGATTCGTCAAGTGAAAGAGCGATGCCAAGATAGGTATCGCTTGATTCACCTGGCTGAAGATTCAAAGCTGCGATACAATCAGCTCTGGAGATTCGTGAATGGGCACCAGGTCAATCAGCAATTTATCAATGATCTATTCAATTTTTTAGTACATTAGTGAATGTTTTGGTCAAGGGAGGCATATGAGATAAGCAAGAAGATCACCAGCAACAACGAGCTGCATGTGGATCTGGTGTCTCATGTGTTCCTTCTCTTGCACCAGCTCAATATACCAGCGGAGGATCTCCCTCGCACATTCTCAAAATTCGCCTTCAATCAGTGGAACTGGAAGCAATCAGAATTCAATCGCCAATATCAGCGAGGCATCATCAATGTGGAGCTTCCAGATTGCTTCACTGGCAAAACTCATGAGGAGGATTTCTCAGAGCATGAGGATCTGTTGATTCAATTTCTGGAGATGGAGCCGAAGGATGATAATGAGCTTTTCTGTAAAGAGATTGCCAAGATGCATCTGTATGGCATGACGTATCGAGACATCCGCAATGAGACAAACATATCACTACAAATTATTCATCAAGCCATAAAACAATTCAAATATGATCTCTATAATCATTACAATCACACTATGCTCCATCGGCCTGGCCAGAGCACTCATGACATTCAATCTGCCAGATGTGAAACCGTTTAACTGTCAATCATGCCTCGCCTTCTGGATCGCTGTGGTGGGATATCTCGCCATTGATCCATATATGGTGATGCTGGCCTTCATCGCATATCTTCTCTCTGACTTAATTATGATCTATGAAGCAAGATAATACATCACCAATTGAGAGCACTCCAGTGGATCGATCAGCCGATGAGCTTCACCTGGCTACAATTGGAGGAATACTGATCAATGAGCTATTCAAATCGAGAGAGCTCCGCAAGAAAATCAGAGGTACAAATTTAGAACGTCTATTAAAACAAATACTAAAATCATGATACTATCAAATGAACTCCAGGCCCAAGTGGACAGATTCGGGCGGACCAGATCATGCTCACTCACCAGTGAGCTGAAGAATGAACTCGCTGTCATTTTAAAAGAAATCAAAGGAATCCGCCTCAACAAATCATGTGGCACATGCATTCGAAATGCCATGCAAGATGTGATCAATCATCAGATGGATAATGTGCGCATTGAGAAATTCATCGGAATCAAACAAGAGGCACCAATTACTGAAAATGTTGATCTCGATGCAATGAGCTATGCTGAACTAAAAGCATATGCTGGTGTGAAAGGGAATATAAAGAGAGAGAAAATATACGAATTGATACATCTCTCTAAATAGAACAGATTTACATATATATAGTTATGGCATCACCAACTGAGAAATCAAGTGCATTCGTTTACCAGCTGTTTATGCTGGCAGAGACATATATCGATGAATGTTTATCTCATACTGTCCAGGAGGTATCCCAGGGCCGAGTGGTGGAGAAAATGAATCGACATATACCAACAATTGATTTCTTTTTGAGGATATGGATACCACGAAACTACTCCAGGAAGGACACTATAAAAAGATCAACGTACTATCGCTGGCTGAACTGGACTAATACAGAGAAGCAAAGAGTGATCAGAGACATAGATGAGGCATTCAAAGCTCTGGCCCAGGATATAGTGGCCAATGAGGGCAAGGGGATATTCTATGCAAAGAATCGCCTGGGGATGCATGATCGCCAGCAAGTGGAGACAAAAACTGTGGACAAATTTGAATTCGAATAATTTCGTATATTAGCACTGAAATCTCACAATCAAAGAATCGAGTGATTCGACAAAAGACATCTGTTGCAACCCAGGTGAAGCGTATCTCATCACTGACACATGTCATAAGTGTATGCGCAAATAGCTGTACATCCGATGAGGTGTGCAGCTTTTTTAATTCAACACCATGAGCACAATCAAAGGATATAAACCACATGACAATCAGCGAGTGATCCATGATGCCATCAACAAGGGATCAGAGAAATATATCGCATTGAATATAGGTAGGCAATTCGGTAAAACTATGCTGGGCATCAATCAGATGTTATTCTGGGCCATCAATGATAAAGGATGCAACATTGCCTGGATCACTCCAGTGTATAAGCAAGGGAAAAAAGTATTCAGTGAGATGGAGCGAGCCACAGCTTCCAGTGGATTATTCGACTTTAATAAATCAGATCTAATCATCAGCGGATTCGGATCTAAAATCACATTCTATAGTGGTGAGCGCCCAGATAATATACGAGGGAATACATTCGACTATCTGATAATTGATGAGATGGCATTCACCAGGCCAGAGCTGTGGGATGAGGTGCTCAGTGCGACTGTTTTGGTGAAGGGCAAAAAGGTATTATTCATCAGCACTCCCAAAGGAAAGAATCACTTCCATCGGATATGCATGCAGCCAAACTATGATACCAGATATCGGTACTTTCATTTCACCAGCTATGACAATCCGATGATTGATCCAGCGGATCTGGAGGAGAGGAAGCGCTCCATGCCAGATCATATCTTCCGCCAGGAGTACATGGCCGAATTCATCGACAATGCCAGTGGCCTATTTAAGAATGTGCGAGCCTCATCTGGTACCTGGGAGCCGAAAGGGAAAGCATATGCTGGCCTGGACATTGGCCGAGCGGATGATTATACTGTGCTCACCATCTTGAATGAGGATGGCCAGATGATACATGTGGAGAGATGGAGGCATGATGAGTGGAGCAAGATCATCGATAAGGTGGCCAATGTGATCAAGGCCTTCAATGCGGTGACTGTGGTGGAGGTGAATAATCAAGGGGATGTATTTTATGAGATGCTTCAAACTAAATGCAGAAACCAGGTGCATCCATTTGTCACCACATCGAAGAGCAAGCCGATGATAATTGAAGATCTCGCACTGGCATTCGAGCAAGGTGATATCAAGGTCACATCTGATCAATGGCTGATTGATGAGCTTGAGAATTTTACTTACATTTACAATGTAAATACTCGCAAGGTGCAATATTCAGCACCATCAGGGATGCATGATGATGGAGTGATGAGCACAGCTCTGGCCATGCATGCGCTGAAGCACTATCGAATGAAAGGAAAATATAAAATATTAAGAGCATGAAAGCAATCGAAATCACACTACCAGCTACATTGAGCCAATGCACTCCAGAGATGCTCTCAAAGTGGCTACTCATTGCACCTGTATTTCATGAAGCAAAAGAGAATCTATCTGCATCGCTGGACTTTCAATGCCAGGTGATATCCATCTTCAGTGGCCTATCTGTCAATAAGGTGAGGAAGGCCCATGTGGATGATGTGATTGAATGCTTTACACATATTCTGGATATGCTTTCAACGTATAAACAGAAGGAGATCCCATCTGGGAGAGTGGATATTGATGGCCATGTGTATATCTTTGAGCCAGATTTCTCCATCATCAGCACTGGCCAGATCATCGATATGAAGCTCATTGAATCTGTACAGGAGGATCCATGTGCAGCGCTTGCCATCTGTTATATTGAGGATGGGATGGAATACTGTCAAGAGGATGCGAGAGGAAAGGTGCTCAATCCATCGGCAAAGCGCAAGGAGACATTCAAGCGCTCATTCCCTGGTGATGAATTTCTGGATTTCTTCAGTTTTTTTTTGCGGCAATCCGAACAGCGGAATCTCGCTATACTGGGAATACAGATAGTGAGGATGAGGAATCAGAATCAGAAAGTGAAACAGATCACAGCCAGTCAGATCTCATCAATGACAGCGAATGGTTTACCTGGACAGGTCTCATCCTTCATCTGGCTGAAAAGCTTAATAAACCGATTGAAGAAATCACCAGGCAGCCATATGTAAAGACTCTCTTCTGGCTGAACTATTTCAAATTGAAATCGGAACAAGAATACATATTAATAAAGCATGGCAGATCTTGACTTTCTTGACTCACTCGGCATATCGGAAAATGAACTTCGACAGCCACAGAGTGCATATGAGAAGCTGATCCTTGGGATTGCTAATCAAGTCACGGAGGATTTTAAAACATACATCAGCGAGAATGTAAATAATACAGGAGCTTTAATGCAGTCAGTGGTATATATGCCTACTGGAGCATTCAGCTTTGAGATACAAGCTGATCAATATTACAAATATCAGGATCAAGGTGTCAATGCATTGCCAGATGTGCCAGGATATAAATACAAAAGACCAACAATATCTGGTAGCCAGTATTCATTCCGTACTCCATTTGTCAGTGCAAATATGGCCAAGGCCATTCAGCAATGGAAAGGAGGCAGCATGCAAAAGGCATATGCCACAGCATCGAGTATCAAGCATCATGGATTGAAACCAAGAAACATCACAGAGAATGTGATGAGTGAAGATGTGCTGAATAGAATCGCATCTGATCTGGCTACAGTGACA